ACAAAATACATTGAAAAGGAGATTTTACTATGCCCGCAAATGCTGAAACGATGTTCTCTGTCCGTGAGGCCCCTTGGCATGGCCTTGGCCGTATCGTGATGGATGCCCCCGCAAGCCGTGAAGCCTTGGAGCTGGCTGGTCTGGATTGGCAGGTGGAAAGCCGCAACATCTATTCCGGCACGGGTGCTATGATTCCCGGTTATCGGGCTAACGTCCGCAGCACCGATGATGCTGTTCTGGGCGTGGTATCTGACCGCTACCGCATTGTGCAGAACGAAGAAGCATTTCAGTTCACCGATGACTTGCTGGGTGAAGGTGTTACTTACGAAACTGCTGGTTCCTTGCAGGGCGGCAAAAAAGTCTGGATGCTGGCAAGGCTTCCGAGGAAATATCTTATCGCTGGAGATCAGGTAGTACCATATCTTGTGATCTTCAACAGTCATGACGGAAGTTCTGGTGTGAAAGTAGCCATGACTCCGATCCGTGTAGTCTGCCAGAACACGCTGAACCTCGCGCTGAATACTGCAAAGCGCAGCTGGACTGCACGCCACACCGAAAATGTTCTGCTCCGCGTGCAGGATGCCCGTGAAACCCTGCAGCTGGCCAGCAACTATATGATGGAACTCAGCAACCGTGGCGAAGAGCTGGCTCGTATCGATTTATCCGATCACAAGGTGCAGGAATTCATCAATGAGTTTTTCCCGATTTCTGAGGACCTGTCCGATTGCCAGCGGAAGAATAACCTGCGCTTGCAGGAAGATCTGAAGGCTCGCTATTATAACGCACCGGATCTGGAATGAGTCGGCAAAAACGGTTGGCGTTTTATCAACGCCGTCTCCGATTTTGCCACCCACGCAGACCCTCTCCACAAGACCAAAAACTACAACGAAAACCTGTTCCTGCGCACCGCAGAGGGTAACCCCATGATCGACAAGGCTTACAAGATGGTGCTGGCCGCAGCATAAAGGAGCAAGCCATGAATGATGTAAATAACCGCATTTTCAAGGAATTCACGGAATTTTTTGACAACGTTGAGAAGAGTGCTTCTGAAATCAGCGTTACCATGGCTTATGAGATCACGATGAAAAGTACCATCAGCACCGCCATTATTGTTTTGGAATCCGAGGGCAGACTGGAGGAGCGCTACTGGAACCATCTCAGGGTGCAAAATAATATTCTGGATTTTCTTTACGACCTGTGGGTTGGCTCTTGCCATTCGTTAGCTGCCGACTTTTCCACCATCATGAAAGACTTGGTGGAATATGACTTCATTCTTGCTGAATCAATTATGAGAGAAAGGATGCAAAGTGCATGAAAAGATTGATTTCAACTTTGAACCCGTCCAAAGAGGATTGGCTCCGCTACCGCAAGTGCGGTATTACCGGCACCGATGCAGGTGCCATTCTGGGTGTAAATCCCTATCGTTCTGCTTTTCAGGTTTACTGCGACAAAAACAGCGAAACTATTGAGAGCATCGATAATGAGGCTATGCGCCAGGGACGCGATCTGGAAGATTATGTCGCACAACGCTTCACCGAAGCAACCGGTCTGAAGGTACGCCGGGCAAATGCCATTTACCAGAGCGAGGAACATCCGCTGCTTCTGACAGACTTTGACCGCCTGATCGTTGGGCAGAAGGCCGGACTGGAGTGCAAGACGGTCTCGCCTTTCTCTGCGGACAAGTGGGCTGATGGAAAAATCCCTGCACATTACATGGCTCAGGTCAATCACTATCTGGCTGTCAGCGGTTTTGACTGCTGGTATGTGGCGGCTTTGATTTTCGGCAGAGAGCTGGTGATCCACAAAATCGTGACAGATAAGCAGGTGCTTTCTGATCTCATTGATAAGGAAGAACTTTTCTGGACGAACCATGTTGTGCCCCAGATTCCCCCTGCACCCAACGGTTGCGAGTGTGACACCCAGCAGATCAACCAGCTTTATGAGGTAGACAACCGGGACAAGACCGCTGACCTGAGTGCCCTGCATGGACTTCTGGATAAGCGGCAGGCGCTTTCTGACCAGATTGAGCAGATGGAACAGGAGAAAACGGCTATCGAGCAGCAGGTCAAGCTGAAAATGCAGGATGCTGCCTATGGCACAGCACCGGGTTATAAGGTATCGTGGGTGTGCTCCGAAAGCAAGCGTGTGGATTCCCAACGTCTGCGGAAAGAGCAACCAGACATTTTCAGCCAGTACAGCAAAAATGTAAGCAGCCGCAGGTTCACCATCGTTCATGCGGCATAAATTTTGTATCAGGTGGCAGGGAGTAAATACTCTGCCGCCTTTTTTCTTGGAGGGTTATTATGGCTACGGAAAATCCATTCGTAAAATTATTTGCTATCGACTTTAAAGATCATCTGGAAGTCAAAAAGTCCGGCAGCACGGAACTGAAATATGTGAGCTGGGCGTATGCCTGGGCAGAGGTGAAGAAGCTGTATCCCTCTGCCAGCTATGAAGTCAAAAAATTCAACGGTCTGCCCTATGTCTATGACCCGATCACCGGCTTCATGGTGTATACCTTGGTCACGATTGAGGGCGTTTCGCACGAAATGTGGCTGCCTGTACTGGATGGCGCAAACAAAGCCATGAAAGCTGTGCCTTACACCTACACCACCCCGAAATGGGACTACAATCCGCAGACCCGCCGCCGTGAAAAAATCGGCATGGAAGAACGCACCGTAGAAGCAGCCTCCATGTTCGATGTGAATAAGGCTATCATGCGGTGCCTGGTCAAAAACCTTGCTATGTTCGGTCTTGGTCTCTATGTCTATGCTGGAGAAGATTTACCGGAAGATGCCGCACCGCAGCTTGAAGCAGAGCCTCAAAAGCAGCCGAAACCGAAATCCTCTACCCCGAAACAGGACCAGCCGCCTGTGCCCTGCATCTGCGCCCGATGCAATCAGCCCATCAAGAGGGTCAAGCTGAAGGATGGCTCCATTATGCAGGCAGCAGAGTTTGCAGCCACCCATGAGGGGATGTGCGCAGACTGCTATAAGGCAACCAGATTGAACGTAGCATAATAAAACTGCTCTATTTCGATGTCACTTGATTCTTGTATGATTCTATATTTCATGGTACACTTACAGTAGTAAGTTCTGAAAGCTCACCTCTGTGAGCGGAAAGGAGCATTGCATGAAAGATTTAATGTTTCCTGTTGGAATCTCGAATTTTGAGAAGATTCGAGAAGGCGGGTATTATTATATCGACAAGACCAATCTAATTTCTGAACTTCTTAGCGGAGGTATCGCTGAAGTAACATTGATCACTCGTCCTCGCCGTTTCGGAAAATCCCTTGGTATGAGCACTCTCGCAAATTTTCTGGACATCCGCAAAGACAGCAAGCAGATGTTTGAGGGATTGGCGATTTCCCAAAACACAGAACTTTGCCAAAAATGGATGAACCAGTGTCCTGTGGTATTTTTCTCTTTCAAGGACACGGACGGTCTGACCTTTGAAAGTGCCTATGGAATGCTGTGCATGAAACTGGCATTTGCATTTCAGGATTATCAGTTTCTTTTGGATGACGATGCTATTTCCGACGATGACAAAGGCATCTTTAAGCGGATTCTGGGACGCACTGCATCTATGGATGAAACCAAAAGCTGCTTTTTGCTGTTGACCCGGATGCTGGAAATCCATTTCAAAAAGTCGGCGGTCGTCATTCTGGATGAGTACGATGTTCCCATTGCAAAAGCCAGCAGCAACGGATATTATTCGCAGATGCTGGACGTGATGCGGGCTATGATGAGCACCACGCTCAAAGACAATACCTCGCTCGACTTTGCTGTTGTTACCGGCTGTCTGAAAATTGCAAAAGAAAGCATCTTTACCGGGACGAACAATTTCGTTTCGGATACGATTCTTTCTCCCCGGTTGAGCGAATCCTTTGGTTTCACACAGGCAGATGTAGATCAAATGTTGAAGGATGCTGGTCTTGAATCGCAGTCTGCTGAAATCAAGACATGGTACGACGGCTATCATTTTGGCGATGCAGACATTTATTGCCCGTGGGACGTGATCAGTTATCTGCGGGATTTCCAGTATGGTGTAACACAGAAGCCGAAAAGCTATTGGAAAAACACCAGTGATAACGCCATCATCCGTTCCTTCATCGACTATGCAGGCGACAATATCACCACAAAGCTCGAAACGCTGATGGCTGGCGGCTCCATCGTTCAGCATATTGAAGAAAACCTGACCTACGATTATCTGCACTCCTCGGAGGAAAATCTTTGGAGTGTGCTGTATCTGACAGGCTATCTAACCAAGGTACGGGATAAGGATCCGACGGATTCGCTGCCGGATGGCTGCTCTGCGTTGATGATTCCCAATGCAGAGATTCGGGAAATTTTTGAAACCACTGTAAGCAAATGGTTTGACGACAGTGCAAAGGCATGGAACCGCAGCCCTTTGTTTGATGCAGTCTGGAGCGGAAACAACGAAGCTCTGACAAAAGAGATGACCAAGCTGCTGCGTATGACCATCAGCTACCATGACTATCGGGAGGATTTTTACCACGCTTTCCTTGCAGGCATCTTTACTGGTGCTGGCTATGTGGTGGAATCCAACAAAGA